TTTGATATTTACTTTGTGGATGCACCATCATCAGGTAATGCAGGAACTGCAGGTATTAGTAATGGATCAGCTTATATATTAACTTATGCCACAACTGAATCAACAGGTATTCGTATTAATGCCAATGGAACTCTTAATGTTGGAGCGGCCCCAGCATATAGTTCATCTATTACTAATTCACAAACTACCCGTAAGAATTCTGAGACTGCTCAAAGAAATGCACAGTCTGGAAATCAGATACAAATAGAACAGATAGGTGATAACAATAACTTCACTATAAGGCAAGGTGCAACTATATCAGGAAAAAATAGGATTGAGTTATATTCTAATGGTAACTATAATACACTTAACTTAAATCAAGGTTATACAACATCAGGAACAGTATCAGCAGGAGACGGTAATAATCATTACCTCAACTTAAATTTAACTGGTAATACTAATACCATAACCACTCAACAGACTGGTACAAGTAACTTTAATGAGACAACTATAAGTGGTAACAATAATAATGTTACTAACCTTCAGCAAGGAACTGGACCTAAGGTATTATTTGAAAGTATATCAGGAAATAATAATAATGTAACCACAAATCAAAAAGATTCTGGTCAACATTACTTAGATCTTAAGTTAACTGGAAATGGGCATAATGTAGGAGTAACACAACAAGGCACAGGTAACCATGCTGCTACCATTGACTTGACTAATTCTGGAGGTTCAGCAAACTTAAACCTTAACCAGTCAGGATCTACAAATCAGGTATATAGTATACAGCAAAGTTGTGCAAATCCTGCTGGATGCTCAACTACAATAACTCAGCCATAATAAATAATCATATGACACCATTTAAATTTAAATCTAAGCACCGCAAAACATGGTTTATTGATCTTGACGGTACTATATTAAGATATAACTTACTAAAGTCCGCAGTATGCCAAGATAAATTACTACCTGGTGTTAAAGAGTTTTGGGATACAATACCTAAAAAAGATCATATAGTTTTAATTACTGCTCGACCAAAATATCTTAAAAAACACACCATACGATTCTTAGAAAAGCATGGTATTAGGTATAATGATATTCTCTTTGACTTGCCAAATGGTGAACGAATACTTATTAATGATGATAAACCTGATGGGACAAAGATGTCTTTTGTATGGGCTGTAAAGCGCAATGAAGGATTTTAATAATTTTACTTTAATTAACAATTAGGATATAATTAAAAATGAAAATAAAACAACTAATTAAAAAGATGTACAAGGCGTGTGTTGAACATAAGCCTAAAAAGGAAAAGAAACTTTGGTTTAAAGTATTAAAGAAGAGTCTACAACATAAGAAGACTCAGGTCATACAGTGAACCGTAGACCACTTAAATTCATAACAAGAGAAAAAGAACTGGAATTAATCCAGCGTTTGGAAACATTAGTAGATTGTTCTACGTTTGATCCAAAAGATACTGCAGTTATCATGGCATCTCCTGATTATTCTGCTACTGTTGCTATGCATTTAGCACATGCTTGGTCTAATAACGGTGAGATGATTACAATTATTCCTGTAGATGTAGCCTATCCTGATGAAACTGTTCTTCCGTATATTGATAAGTTTCATCATGACTTTTATTGGCATAAAGATAAGTATAAAAAGTTTGTATGTATTGAAGCTGGAATAATTAGAGGTAGTAATTGGGCTTGGTTGTTAAATTCTCTTTATAGCTTTGATATTGATAGAGAAGACATTACACTTATAGCTATGTTAGAGAATATACATTCTACCATAAAGTCCGATTATGTAGCAGAATACTATGATGATGAGAAAGAAGAACTTATGTTTTATTTTGAAAAATTTAATAAGCACTGGCCTATAAAATGAAGAGATTATTATCACCGTGGTTTGCATTACTAACACTAGCTTTATTAATAGGTGTTAGAGCAGCAGATCCATCATTTGTACAATCAGTTAGGCTTAGATACTTTGATACACTCATAACAAGCAAGCCACAGACAGTTTCCAAGCAAGTCCATGTGGTTAATATTGATGATGCAACACTTGAAAGACTTGGGCAATTCCCATTTCCAAGGACACAATATGCAAATATTATCGAAGATCTTTATAGCCGTGGCGCTGGTCTTGTCGTTTTTAATCTCTTTATGCCTGATAATGACAGGTTTGGAAAAGATGCTGGACTGGCTGATACCTTACATAGGCATCCTGTAGTATTACCCCAAGTAGCAACACCTGAGAAACAAAAAATACAAGCGTTTAGACCTGGAGTCTCTGAGATTGGATCACCTGCTCATGACTTCACTGTAGATTACCCTGGGATCCAACCTAATATACCATTATTTAACACCAGCGCTGCTGGAATAGGAGTCGTGAATGTCTTACCTGAAATTGATGGCGTTACTCGCCGTATCCCTATGGTCGTATCAAGCGCAGGCTTGCTCTACCCAAGTATCTCTCTCGAAACTTTGCGTGTCGCAGTCGGAGACCCAAGTTTCCAAGTTAAATCTACCGATGCAGGAATCGAAGCTGTTCGAATCCCTAAATTCGCCAAGATCCAAACAGACTCAATCGGTCGTATCTGGGTCGACTGGAGCGCGAGTCCAATTCAACACTCTCTTATGGACCTCCCAAAATCTTTCGACGGAGGTATCGTCATCGTTGGGCTTACCGCTAGAGGGCTTAACAATCCAGTCGCCACTCCCCGAGGTGGACTCTTTCCGCATTATGTTCAAGCAAACGTTTTAGAAACACTCACATCAGGTACAGTTATATCTAGACCTGATTGGGCAGATGGTGCTGAAGTATTAGCTATCATCATCTTATCAATAGTAATAATCTTTTTAACGAGGTGGAAATATGCTATCGCTCCTATTCTTATTATTATTAGCTCTATATATTACGCTTCTCGCTATGTATTCTCCCATCAAGGTATTCTTTTGGACGGGATTTATCCTATTATTAGCTTGTCTGTTGTTTATGGTCATGCGTATACCGTTAAGTTTATTTCAGAACTAAATCAAAAGTTACAGATCAAGAAACAATTTGGTACTTACTTATCACCAGCGATGGTTGAGAAGTTACAAAAAGATCCATCATTACTTAAACTTGGTGGGGATTCAAGAGAATTAAGTATCATGTTTACAGACGTTCGTGGGTTCACGGCAATATCAGAACACTATGGAGCAGACGTACAAGGTTTGACTAAGATCATGAACCGTTATATGACAGCTATGACTCGTAAGATCATAGACAATAATGGTACACTTGATAAGTACATTGGTGATGCTCAGATGGCATTTTGGAATGCACCATTGGATGACAAAGATCATGCACTCAATGCAGTTAAAACAGGATTGGAGATGTTAGATGACTTGGATGGATTCAATGAAGAGATTACTAAAGAAGGTATTCCTGCTTTTGGTATGGGTCTGGGTATTAATACCGGGATCGTCGTTGTGGGTAATATGGGCAGTGAGCAGCGTTTTGACTATACCTGCCTCGGTGACTCAGTCAATCTCGCATCACGTCTTGAAGGCCAATCAAAACCTTATGGAGTTCGCATCGTCCTTGGTACCCGAACAGCAGACCTCGTCAGAGACAAATACAACGTCATCGAACTAGATAATATCGCAGTGAAAGGTAAGACTGAAGGAATAAAGATCTATACGATCGGTGAGACAGTTAAATTTAAGCACGATGAATACCTTAAAGAATACTATCGCGGTAACTGGGACAAATCTATTAAATGGGCCAAAGACTTGGCCGAAGATGACAGCGTAACCATTAAGCAATACTATATGAACATGATTGAACGTATGGAAGAGGGTCTCCCGGCTAACTGGGATGGCACTTTCAGAGCTACATCTAAGTAGCATATATCCACCAATCTGTGCTGTCCCAGGCGCACCCAGACACACCCAAAACAAAGTCCAATATAATCAATAACTTGCATAATACATAAGTTATTGATCCATATACCTTATTTATTTTCAGTAGGCCTATGTACTTTAATTAGCTAATCCGGTATAATGGTTATATTAGATTAACAAACGGAGAAAAACATGAGTAAACCAAAAATGACAATAGGTTCAGATTTAGAATGGGAAAAACAAGCATACGGTATGACAAAAGCTCAGTTAGACCAAATGGTAAAACTACAAGCATTCCCAGGTCAAGAGATGATGTTTGCAGCAGGCTTATTAAGCGATGCTCAACACGTCATCGGTACAGAAACACACGAATCAAACGAAGGTTGGGTTGATCCAAAATCAGCTAACCAAGCTCGTCAGTTCATGAACTGTGCTAAGGCAATCATGTTCGATTATTTAAACAAACAAAGAGAGGCAGCTTAATCATGGGTTTAGATATGTACGCGTATAGTCGCGCTAAAGACAAACAAGAAAAAGCAAATGAGCTCCAATACTGGAGAAAACACAACGCTCTTCATGGTCTCTTAGAGGACATGTGGAACGATAGAGGTCAACCGATCCCTCAGTGGATGCTTGATGAGTATCCAGATGACTTTAGAGAAGAGCGTGTTATCCCGTTCAATGGCATCGAGATGGAACTCACTGAAGCTGACATAAACTATATTGAATCTGCGGTTATGGCTAATGAATTACCTGAGACAGAAGGATTCTTCTTTGGTGGAGACTCAAGGTTTGATGAGCACAATAAAGCAGGTGATCTTGAGTTTATCAAGAAAGCTCGAGAAGCTTTGGCCAAAGGCGAAGAAGTATTTTACACTAGTTCATGGTAAGCATGTACATTAATTAACTAATTTGGTATAATAACATTATGGAAAATCAAGATAAAATTAAACTCAACGTAAAAGGTCTCAAACGGGGATACATGTATTCTACCCCAGATCCTATCGACTATGATGATCTCATAGAAGATGAGCGTGAACTTTTAAATGCCATGGCCGATCCTCACTTTAACGGTCCTGGCTTTGACGAATAGACTCTACGCCACTTAATACATATATGCGGACTATGTCGACTCAGCTTCCGCGGGTCAGTGTGGATACACATATGTAGAGTCTTTTTTAAAGTGCATTAGAGAGGTCAAACTAAGGGTACCTCTATTTTACCTAGTGCACTTTAAAAAATAAACTTGAAAGGTATATTATGAAAAAATTATTAGTGATATTTCTCATATCAACAACAGTATTAGCTAAAGAATCCTGTGAATCAATCATGACTTCTGAGAGCTTAAGTAAGCAAGACATATCTTTAAGACGAGCCAAAGAACCAAATCAAATTTTAACATTTAAACAAAAGATTTATTTCTTATGCAGTCAAACGACTGAGGACACAGTGTATAATATAAAAGACGGCGGCATTAAATTACCAGATAATTATATCGAAGCTAATATGATTGTAAAAGAAAAAGATGGCACTATTAAATTAATTAACATTAACGAAAGGTAACATATGCAATTATTAGAAGAAGATCGTAAGAAAATAAAAGGCGCCTTAGGCGAGATCTCTGATTCTATGACACGCGTTGAGGCTGAAAAAGACTTTGTTAAAGAAGTACTTAAGAACCTTTATGACGAGTTTAAGATCCCTAAGAAGACATTAGCTAAGCTTGCTAATACATATCATAAGCAAAACTTCAATGAAGAAGTGGCTTTGAATGATGAGTTTGAGACCATCTATCAAAATGTTACCAATCAAGAAGCAGAATAATTGTACATTATTAATTAATTATGGTATACTGCCAATATGAAAACTAAAAAACCAAGTAAAGATTGGCAAGAAAAGGCTCTCGCTAAAGGCAGAGGTGATGGTGCTCCTGTGGTAACACAAGAAGAGTATCGTACATCCCTTATGAAAGCGTTAGGATACTATAACCTTAATATGGATAATAGTCAGCGTGCTAAAGTAGCTCTTGCCTATATTAGGAAACTTAATAAGAAGTATTATGATATCTTATCTAAGGCCCCTGACTATGAGTTCCTATCATTAGGATCTATCATCACCATCCTTAATAAAGGTGAATACTTATCAGATAAAGATAAGAAAGGCATCGAAGAAAAGATCATTGAGCTATATATTAAGTACGAGTCTGGTGTATCAGAAGATGAAGATCCTCGTCCTAAGGCTCCTGTGATATCTATAGAGAAGCGTGTTATCGATGCAGCGCGTACAGCATCTGAAGAGATCGACTATGCTATTGATAAGTTTATGCATACAAAATCATGGGACTTTAATACTAAGACGCATCTATTATCTAATAACGTATCAGGTATGGTCGCTAAGAAGATCGGTGAATACTATAAGCTTAACGTTGATGAGATCGATGAAGCCATGGCTGGTACAGATGAACAACTTACTGAAGGCTATTCGTTCCTTACTAAGACAGAACTTAAGAAGTTCCGTGCCGCAATACAATCAGTCGTAGATGATTGTGCACAACATCAAGTCACTGTTAAGAAACCTCGTACTGTAAGGGTTAAACCACCTGCAATTATAGTTAAGCGTCTTAAGTATCAATCAAGCAATGATCTTCTTAAGTTGAAGTCTATCAATCCAGCTGAGATCGTTGGTGCTAAAGAGTTGTGGGTTTACAATATTAAATATCGTAAGCTTGTAGCGTATGTGGCAGATGACTCGGATGCGTTGTCAGTTAAAGGTACAACGATAACTAACTATAGTATCGCTAAGTCATGGTCATGGACTCTACGAGATCCTGAGAAGTTCTTTAAATCAACACAGATCGGTAAACGACCATTGAATGCTGCAGCAAAGGCATTAACTACAAAG